GATTTGATCTTCTTTAAGTTTAGTAGTAGCTTTTATTTCAGTAAGTTTAAGTTCTGCTTTTGCCTTTTTGGTTTCTACAAAACCCTTGACGCCGTCAGCGACGACGCCAAGTAAAGGTTTAGCTAAGAGTTGCCAGACCATAAGTCTAAGCTCCCCCTCCGCCAATTTGACTAAGAACAATTAGTACAATAATAGCTACTATACCGGCTTTTATCCAGTCCTTCATTTTCCAATCGGACCATTCTTTTAAATGTGCCCATAAGTCTTTAACTAAGTTCATTTTTCCTCCTAGTGTTCGGTTAAGTCAAAATCTGGTTCGAACTCAACCACTTTTATCGGATCTAAAACTTCCTCAAGTTTTGTTAGTGCATCTTTTATATCATGTTCACAATTTAAGCAACCACAATGGCATTTACCGCCATTACCATGGTGACATTCGTGTTCACAATGCCTGCAAAGAGCCATTAGTGTATTGTCGCCTTTTTATAATCGTGGTGTTCTAAATCTTGTGCAAATGCATAAAACATTTCTGAGGTTTGTTCTGGTCCCAATATATCCAGATAAATTGTTTTAGCTACAACCAACAATGATGCACTTAACGCCATTGGGTCTTGCGGATGTTGATCCGCAAAAGCAAACACTTCATCTAGAATCTGTTTAGGTTTATTATTTTTTTCGTTTTTTAACAACTTTTTTTCTTTTTTTAGCAATGTAACCCCCATCTTTTGCCATGTATGTTGGCACATTAGCACCTTTTTTCAACATTTGCGATATTTTTCTTGAACTTACAGGTGTAGTGCCGGGTTGTTTCCGATATTTTCTTTGTAATTTTTTAATTATGTCCTTACTGAGTGCCATCGCGTCTCCTTTGTCCTTGTAAAGCTACTTCTGCTCTTAGATTTGCTTGATCTTCTTGGCTTTGTAGCCTTTCTTTGTCCATTTCGTCTTTTTGTGCAAGTTTTTGACCTTCAAAATTAAGTTTTTCTGCGTCTAACTCAAGTTTTTTGTCAGCATTTTCTTTATTTTGCTGTATTTCTTGTGCGCGAAGCATTAATTCTTGTTTTTTTAAGTCAATTAATGGGTCCGTGCCTTGTCCTTCAAGGTATTGTTGCTCTTCCGCCACTAATTCTTCTGTCATTTGCACAATTCTTTCAGCAATTTCAATCTCGTTTTGTGCTTGAAACTGTTGCATTAGTTCTGGTGGTACTTGTCCACCAAATTTCATAGCTTGTTCTTGCATTGCCTGTTGATTTTTTGCCATTACTTCTTCTCTCGCCATCATTGCAAGATGTTCAGAAATGTGTGATTGTAGTATTCCCATAGTTGGAGGATTGTTTCTTACTAAAGCAGATGACATAAAGGCTTGATGTGCATTTATATGCGCTGCATGATTCTGTCCTTGAAAGGCTTGTAGCTTCATCATCTGTAATGCTTTAGAGTTTTCTATTCCCGGATCCTCTGGTTGTGGTTGTTGAGGAGGAGGAAGAATCATATCAATATCTCTAACACCAAGTGCCTCGTACATACGTCTGTACGCTTCATGCATGTTGTGCATTTGTGGATTAGATGTAGCCATTTGTAATTGTGTTTGTGCTAAAGTAACACGCTGTGCCATAGAGAAAATGTTTGGATCAGAAACGGGCAGTATGTCCACACGGTCATCAAAGTCTTGTTGTTTAACAACTCTATTACCCCCACGTACAGCGTAAGGATACTCAGCAGGTAAACTTTCTGCAAAGACTTTTGATAGTAATTTAAACTCAACTTTTTGTGCGTAATGTAATCGTTTATGAATAGCGTTCATCACTTTCGTGCCGCGTTCCATGATTGCCATTGTTGTACCTACAGGATTTGCTTGTGAGCCTTCGCCCATCTTGTTATCGGCGATAGACGCAAAACGTCTACCCGCTTCAACAACAAAACCTAGTAGTTGAAAAAGAGTTGCACTTGGTTCTTTGTACGGAATCAACATGAGTGATTCACGTATCGCGCCTCCCGGCGCATCTACATCCCGGAATTCTCCGGGCTGGAGTGGTTGATCATCGTCTCTAACTCGCAACCCTCTTGCTTTAAAACCGGCAGGGAGATTGGACAACGTACCTGCATCAATGAGTTGACGGAGTGCTGATGTAGCAGTTCTGGAGAGACCCCCGAGCATGTGGATAAGGCCAAAGCCATAAAAACCAAGACCGGGTAGAAACTTGTAGTGAACAAAGTATTGTATCTTTTTTCGGAGAGGATCGTTTTCTCGGTAGTTTCGGTATATGGCCAAAACTTTTCCCGATCCTTCGTCAACAGTAACAACATACGGTAGCTTTATACCAGTAGGCTCTCCTGTTGTCGCGTTCTTATCTTCGAAACCGGGTATGTCCAAATCGCAATGAAACTCTAAGAGTACTATCTCCTCTGCGTTTTGTGGTGCATCAACACCATCAAGCTCATCGTACTTTTCTTGTGCGTCGTTATTATCCACTTGTGACATAACAACATCAACATCACGGTACATACCACTTACTTGTTTCTTCCGTAACTCGTTCCCCATTGTTTTAACAACATGTGTAATACGTTCGCATGACTCCATGTCAGTAGACACATACGGCATGACCACATCTTCAGCAGGAACAAATTTAGAAACTGCTCTGCCTTTGACGCTGTCGTAGTAAACTTTTTTAAAGGCACTACCCGCTAGTGGTAAATGAAAAAGCATTTGATCAAGTTCTTGATCGTACTCTTCCATCTCATAACTAATCTGATAATTCATGAACTCTTTTACACGTTGTGCTTGTTGTTCAATTGTTGGATTAATCTCACCCACTATTTGTGTGCGGATAGGACCTTCGGGAGGGAGTAACTCTTTATAAGCTTGCGCTTGAAACTGTGTAACTGTTTCTGCTAGTAATGGGTGTGTAACACCTGTTGCACCAGCAAATGGTTTTGATCTATCTTCGTATTTAAATCCTAATAAGTCTAGGCCATCGGTGTATGTTTTTAACCAATCACCTCTTGCATCTTTGTCATATTCATAATCATTTATTAATGCACCGGCTAATGACTCTAATTCATCATCCGGTATAAGTTCTGCTAAGTTAGCATTAAATGCACCTTGTAATGAGGTATCTTCAACAGGGTTCACGATTGCTGAACCATCGTCCAACATCATCGCATCACCTTCCATCATTGGTGTTGTAATTTCTTGTGCTGAATCTGGAGCTATCTCTAGATTAATTTCTTCGTTAACTTTTTCTATAGCCATTATTTTTTAATATATTTATTATACAAATCGTCTATTTCTTTTGAACTCATTGTTTCCATTTTATCTATTAAGTCCAACGGAAGTATTGACTGTAGTTCTAATTTTTTTACTAGCGTTTCCATTTTTATAACAGAATCACCAAGAGAGCCGCCACCTGCCATGCTAATTGGTCTAAGTAAATAATTTAAACTAGCCATGCCTCCACCTGCTTTACCAGAGTTTCGCAAATCTAAATCAGATATAGGTGATACCAAATATTCAGACATCGCCATTTCTTCATCACGTTTTAAATCAAAATATAATTGACGTTTTAATTGTTCTATTGCTTGATCGTTAGCCATTATTTTACTCTCCCAAATCCTACGCTTCTATTCACCATAGGATCAGATTGTTGACCAGTCATTACTCCAAGTTTATTGAAAAAGCCTTGAATACCTTGACTCATTATTGGTGTAGTTTCTTTTTCTGTTGTTTGTATTACAGAAGGAAGTAACGCTTCTAGTTGTCGTACAATTAAATTCATATTGTCTTCAGATGTATCGCCTTGTAATCTAGCTATTTCTAAAGCTACCTGTATAATATTTGGAGAGCGCATTCTTTTATTTTCATCGTCTCTCATAGAATCTTTTAACATTTCCATACGATCCATGTCTGACACTCTATTTGATTTAGAGGCTTTAGCCTCGTTAAAAGCTTTTATCATTGCTTCTTTATCGTTAGTAAAATCAACGACAGCACTACTCACAGGTCTGGTCATTTGATTTATGTCATTTACTGCCATTGTCTTCTCCTTATTTACCTATCGCAATGGCGGCTTTCACCGCCATGCGACTAACCCAGTCAGAGGTGTGTGCGTTTTTGGCCGACTGGTAACTCATTATGTTTTTCTTGATGCTCCCCAACCTTTAGTTGTTGCCATCTTATTTTTTTTCTTAACTGAT